TCGAGGCAAACAAAACATCCAAACCAACCAAGGAAGCAGAGGCCGAGTAATGGCTATTTATGTAAACAAAGACATCCAAGTGAAAGTCAACACTGTTGATCTCACTGCCTATGTCACGAACGTCGAAGTTGTGAACGCTGTTGACTCAGTTGAAATCACAGCCATGTCAACAACATCAACAAACGGCCACACCTTCACAGGTGGCTTGCAGAACAACACCGTCACAATCAACTTCAACCAAGACTTCGCAGCCACCAAGGTGCATGCAACTCTCAAGGGTCTTGTTGGCGTTCCGACCACAGTCGTTGTTCGTCCTACCTCTGCAGTTGCTGCAGCTGGCACAAACCCAGACTTCACTGTGACCTCGGCTCTCATGTCTGAGTACCGTCCAGTCATGGGCGCTGTGGGCGACCTTGCCACCGTTGGCGCGATCACCTTCTCAGGTGGACTGTACACAGAGACTGCATAATGTTTGAGCTTTTCATCGCCACCGTGCTGGTTGATGGAAGCGAACATGAAGTCGCTCTGTCAGTAGCAAGTCTCCTTGAGTTTGAAAGATTGCACACCGTGTCAATCATCAAAGCCATCGACGACAATCTCTCAATGGAATACCTCGTCACACTTTCCTACCTCGCTATGAAGCAGGAAGGCCACGTGTCCAACATTGAGAAGTACCGAACAGAAGTCAAGGGTGTCTCCTACAGGGTGGAGCGCATCCCTTTTGGCGAGACGGTGTCCACGGAATCATTGCCAGCCTGATCCTTCAAGGGATTCCATGGCAAGACCTCCGAGAGATGCCGGTCACGCTCATCTCAACCCTTAGCCAAGCAATCCAAGATAGGCAGAAATAGACATGGCGCAAGCAAAAGTCATCAACCCAAACCGAGACATAGCTGCAGCCATCAAAGCCATCAAAAAGGTTGAGCCTAATCTAATCAAGCAGATGCAGAAGGACATGCGTCGCGCAGCTGCGCCAACCATCAAAACAATCAAGGATTACGCCAGATGGCTTGACCCTGACCTCACGCCGTTCAACAACAGTGGCGACTCAAACATTGAGAGTGGCGAACTGATCAAGGGTCGTGGTGGTGCTACACGCTGGCGCAAGGAAGCAATCCTGCGTGGCATCCGAGTCAAGTTTGGTGGTGGCACACGCAAGTCACGCATGGGTCGCAAGCAATACGCCATTATGAGCATTTATCAGGCAAACCCTGCAGGGGCTATTTACGACAACGCAGGCGCAGGCCCATCAGATTCAGCGTTTATCAAAAACCTTGACAACGAAGATAAAGCTCACAAAGACGGTGAGCGCAAAGGCAAAAAAGGCGCATCGCGTTATATGTGGCCCGGTGGAGAGTCATCTCTTCCAATGCTTAGGCATCAAGCGACACTAATCATGGATAACACAATCAGAGAGTTCAATCGTCGTTATAGGGTGGCAGGCAAATGAGTGGCCCAATCGTTCTACCTTTCGTTACGACGTATGACGACAAAGGCGCAAAGACAGCCACCCTTTCACTTTCATCTTTAGTCAAAAGTTACGCATCCGTAGGTGTTGCTTCTGGGCTAGTTGTCAAAGGTCTCAAATCGTCAATTACTGCAGCTTCTAATCTTCAAGAAACCGTCGGAAAAGTAAACGTAGTTTTTGGCAAATCAGCAAGTTCTATTGAGTCTTTCGCTAAAACTGCTTCGACCACCTTTGGACAGTCAAAACAACAAGCAATGGACGCTGCTGCAACCTTTGCAGTTTTTGGAAAATCAGCAGGTTTAGCAGGCAATGATCTTGTCAAGTTTTCAACCGAGTTCGTCACCTTGGCTTCCGACATGGCTTCATTCTCGAACACAACCCCAGAAGAGGCCATTCAATCTTTAGGTGCAGCCCTAAGAGGCGAATCTGAACCTATACGCAAATACGGTGTCTTGCTTGACGATGCCACACTCAAAGCCAGAGCAAGCACCATGGGCATTTACAAGGGCACAGGTGCACTAACAGCTCAACAGAAGGTTCTTGCTGCTCAAGCAGAAATCATGAACCAAACACAACTGGCTCAAGGAGACTTCGCAAGGACACAAGACGGACTAGCAAACTCGACCAGAACTTTGAACGCACAGTTGTCAGACTTGTCAAGCACTGTTGGCTCAAAACTTCTTCCTGTAGTAACTGATTACACAAAGGCAGCCTCCAAGATTGCTCAAGCCACAATCGGTGCTGAAGGCAAGACTGCAGGCTGGTCAAACAAGCTCTTCGAACTGGTCACACGCATCCTTCCTGCTACTCAGCAGATTGGATTCTTGAACGCTGCAGTAAAAGGCTACGCCGACACTGCTAATGGAGCAGTCAAAGAGACTCGCAACTTGTCTCGTCAGTTCCGTGCCTTTGAGGGTCACATGATGTCTGCTTACGAGAACGGTCTGAAGCCCACAAAAGAAGAACTTGCTGCATTAGCAAGAACCCAAGACACTGCTCGCAAAAAAGCAAAAGAGTATGCAGAGACATTGCGTGATCGAGTTGGCACTGCTTTGCAAACAATCACTGACAAGGTCAAGTCAGCACAAGATGCCTATAACAACTTCCGTGACTCACAAACCGACTCAATCAGAGGGTTTGTCTCTTTGTCTGACGCTGTCAAGACTCAGAAAGATGCCGAGGATGAACTGTCAGATGCCCTCAAGACACGCGCACAGGCCTATACAGCACTCTCAAAGATTGACCCTGTCACAGATGCCAACGACTACGCAGACGCGCTTGAGCGTGTCGCACAGGCTGAATCAGATGTCGCCTCGGCAACAACCAAACGGTCAAAAGTCAACTACACGGATGTGTTCCAAAAGCAAATAACCGATGCAAAACACTTTTCAGAAAAGTTGCAATGGCTTGTCACCAATCAGGGTCTCGGCAAAGAAGGTCTTGCACAACTGTTGAACCTTGGGCCTGAAGCTGGCAACATTGTCGCTGGAAACATGATTGACGGTGTAGACGGATTCGTTTCACAAACTTTGAACCAAAGCCTTGCCGACCTCAGCGCGAGTGGAGCTGCTCTTGGAACAACAGGTGCAAACGCTTTCTTCGGTGGTGCATTATCTCAGGCAAACGCAGCGCAAGGAACGGTCAATCAGATCAGTATCAACGTCACTGCCGGTCTTGTTTCAAACCCTGCTCAGGTAGGTCGTGACATCATTGAAGCAATCAAACAGGCCGAGCGTGTTTCTGGTCAAGTATTTGTGAGCGCAATCTAACCATGTCATTGCCTGTCATCACTGTCGAAATTGGTTTTCAAACTACTCTCAACTTTGGCACACCCTTCCAACTCAACGACGCTGTCTATGGCTTGCTAGATACAGGCACTCTAGGAGGCATCGCCTTTGCTGATGTCACCGAGTATGTGCAATCGGTAAACATTACTCGTGGCCGATCACGCCAGTTGCAAGAGTTCAACGCTGGCACAGCGACCATTGCGTTGTATAACAGGACTAGAATCTTTGATCCTCTAAACACTTCCTCGCCGTACTACAACACATCAGGCAACACCACCGGGATTGTGCCAAGACTGCCAATCCAAGTGTTTGCAAATGGCATCTCAATCTATTCAGGCATTATTACAGACTGGAACATTGACTACGACCTAGCCAATAATGACATGGCCTACGTTACTTGTGCAGACAACTTCACCACCTTGTCGTCAATGACAATGAACGAACACACCACTGTCCAAGAACTTTCTTCAACACGAGTGGACACAGTCCTCAATTATTCTGAAGTGAATTATCAAGGGCAAAGGTCAATCGCAACTGGATTATCAACGCTTGGAGGAACAGCTGCATCTGCAGGCTTCAGTGTTGCAGCCGAAACAAACGTGCTGAACTATCTGCAAACAATTACTAAATCAGAGCAGGGCTATCTGTTTATGTCTGCCGATGGCACATTGACATTCAGAGGTAGATCAGCAGTGTTGAACCCTGCTATCGAGGCAGCGTTTGATGTGGATTCAGCCGGTATTCCTTTTCAAACTTTGCAAACACAGTTCGGTGATGAGTTGCTTTACAACTACATTGTCACTCAATCGCCAGCTGGAGTTGCCCAGATTGCTCAAGACCCTGACAGCATTGCTCAATACCAGTCGCAAACATACAGCGAGACGAACTTGCTCAACTCGACTACTACAGAAGTCGCTGCTCTTGGAAACTACCTTTTAGGACGATTCAAGAATCCAGTGCTTAGATTCACTGGCCTCACGACGCAACTTTTGCCTCTATCGACCACAGAACAAAACCAATGCTTGAGCCTTGACCTGACAGATGTTTGCACGGTAAAGAAATACTTTGTCACAGGCACACCAACCTCAGACACGCAAACCTTGATTGTCACTGGAATCTCCCATAACATCACACCAGGATCACACATAGTTTCCTACACGTTTGAATCAACAGACGGCAATTCCTACTTCACTTTGGACGATGCAATCTTTGGCACTCTTTCAACCACAAATCTACTCAGTTTCTAAAGGAGACTAAAACATGCCAACACCACCAGACTTCACAGCAGGAGCAATCCTGACGGCAGCGCAAATGAACGCTGTTGGTATTTTTCGCATCACGACCTGCACTGTTACATCGGTTGGAGGCACATCTGCAACTGCTAGCAACGGAGTCATCACCGTTGGTGCTGGCAATACAAGCATTGCCGTAGACAGCGCATTCAGTGCTGATTACGACGTGTATCGCGTTGTCTATTCAGGTGGCGTGTG